ATGTTAGGCAAAACAATAATATTAAAAATCAATAATCAAAATTTGAAAGTTAAAGTTTATAGCGAATATAAGGTTATGGTTAAATGTCCTTTATGCGATAAATTTGTTTCAAACAAATTGTTTACAGAACATTTACAAAATTCGCATAATATAAAAGAGGTGGAATATTCAATATGAAAGTCAAGTTAAAACTTGATAATCAAATTTATGTAACAGAACAATACATTTATGAATACGTAATTTACATTTGCCCAATTTGTTCACACAAAACACGAAATCTAAAATATCATTTACTAAAACACGGTGTTAAAATATGAAATATACATCAGAAAACAAATATGAAGTAATAAAAAAAGGATTAATTAAAGGCGAAAGCTATAATACGTTAGCAAAAACGCACCATGTATCAAAATCAACAATTTCAAAAGTAAAAAAAGAATTAAATGATTATGAAAATATGTTGCGTAACGTCAATAAAGAAAATCAAAAAAATTTGATAAAAATGAAAACGGAAAAATTAAAAGAAGAAGGTAAAAAAGTTAAATTTCATGACGTTTACAAAATTCATCAGATTGGTTACTATTACTCATATAATAAACCAACGAAAACAAAAGAAGAAGAGCAGTTTGAAGAATTTAAAGACGAAATAAAGCTGGTGGGAAGCTAAAATGGTGTTCAAAATTTTTGACTACACAAAAATCAAAAAAATCTTTAGACAATATAAAGCAAAAAACAAATTTTTCAAAACATTCGACAAAAACAAAGACGTTGAAGCTTTTGACACTGAAACAGAGAAAGGCAACATATTTTTAATTGCTTCATCAAAAAATTACCTCTACTCTCCATCATTTATTTCATTCAAAAATTTAATTGAATTTCTTTTCAAGAACGGTAAAAAACTAAACTTCTTTTACAATATCAAATATGACTTAAACGTTATCCTAAAACCCTATTTTACTGAAAAAAATTTGACAAAAGAAGAAGCGTTAAAAATTTTAGAGCAGAAAAAAATAGAATATGAAAACTACACGATTATATGGGGCAACAAATTTTTTAAGATTACAAAAAATAAGAAAACAAAATACTATTTTGACATAATGCAATTTTACAATTTAAGCTTAAATGAAGCATCAAAAAAATATCTTAATGATGAAAAAATTAACGTTGATGTAGAAAACTTACGTTATGAAAACAAAGAAAAGGTAATACAATATTGTATAAAAGACGCACAATTAACACTAAAATTAAGCTTAAAAATAATTGACACGGTTGAAAAAATGTTTGGAAAAATACCACGCCACTTCTATTCTAAAGCTTATTTCTCATTTTTGTATATATCTGAAAAATTGCCTAATTTTAAAAACATTTTATTACCTAATACGTTGCCAAATCAACTTTTAAAGCTGTTGTGTGAATATTCTTTTAAATCTTATCATGGTGGAATTTTTGAAGCTTTTGTAAAAGGTAAGGTTGGCTGTTGCGAACAATATGATATAAATTCCGCATATCCCTTTTTCATAAGGTTAATTCCAGATTTTTCAAAAGGAGCTTTTGTTTACAAACACAAATTTAGCAAAAGCGAATATAAAAAATTAGACAATATCGGCAAAATTTGGAGTGTGGCAAAAGTTAAAATAAAATATAATGGATTTTTACCGTATCAATCTGAAAAGTTGGGCAAAGTCATTTATCCTATAACTTTTAATGCTTATCAAAATTTTTTAACTGGAATAGAAATATTAAATTTTTTTGAACAAATCGAAGAAATAGAAGAGATAATATATTTCAAAAGCTTTAAACACGAATTGCCTTTCATGAATATTGTAAACGAATTGTATAAGCTTAAAGAAGAGCAAAGAGATAAGGATAAAATGTTATACAATTTTTACAAAATAATTTTAAACGGTATATACGGTAAAATGATGCAATACAAATATAATATTTCATATATGTTCAACCCTTTAGTTGGCGCTTTAATAGCAGCTTTCACACGAGTTTACATTTACAAATTAACAAAACACTATTTTAACAAAGTTTATGCGATTTCAACCGACAGCGTAATAGGTTTAGCAAATAATAAAATAAATGCTATTGTAAACAAAAAATTAGGTTGCTTGAAAAAAGAAAAAGTATATACTAATTTATACATTTATCAAATTGGCATTTACAGTGAAAATGGAGAGTTTATAAAAACACGTGGATTTGAGCACACTTCAAACGTTAAAATTCAAGAAGATAAGCTAATTGTTGAATTTAAAAAGAATACTACAATAGCAGAAGGAATAATACAAAAATGTGTAAACAAAACTGGAGTAATTGAAAACGTTGCGAAAACAATCTATTTTATGAACGATTGTAAACGGATTTTTGTTAAAACGAAAGAATATGATTACCTTTTAGGCGTGGAATGGAGTGATGACAATATTGAAGCGTGGAAAGACGAAAATGAGTTGCAGCCAAAAATTTTAGAGTATATACCATATATAAGCAAAAAGTAAAAATATATATTTAAAAACATGATATATACAGGTAAATACCATGATAAGCAAATTAAAAACTCTGTTAATGAGAACACGTAAAGCGGTTCAAGGAATGGAGGTTGCAGAATACGTTATCGGAATACTAATTGCCTTTATCTTTGTCGCATATCTTTTGCCAGTTGCAATTAATGAAGTTGCGAACGCAACATTCCCATCAAACACAAACATTCCGCAAGGCACATCAACCTTATTCTACATATTGCCACTTCTTGCAGTTATCGGTGTTGTTGTAGTAATAGTAAGAAAACTAATGTCATAAAAAGGAGAGTGGTAAAAGTTGAAAACTCTCCTAAAACCTATATTTTTTTTATTGTTAATTATTTTAAACCTATTTTGTTTTCCATTTACACTTAATCAAAATGCTAACGCGTTATGGTTAAATGCGGTTGTTCACGAAAGACATAATTCTATAACGGAAAATAATTACAATTTTGCATATCATCATTTTAGCTATTTCGGACAACAATATGAAGGTTACATTTGGTATTATGCTTATATTGAAAATTCACAATTAAATGTTTTAGTAGTTAATGCTTCAAACTATTTATCAAGCAACGTGATTAAAACTTACACAATAAGCGGTATTGGTTCTGATGGTTATTGTGTTATTGGTTACAAAAATTTGACAAATATTGTTGTTGGTGTGGCTTATTTAGTTTTGCTTTTTGCTGGTGGACCTTTTGCGTTCGTTTACAAATTTTATCATATTAATTTAGTTACGGATGAAATAGTGCAAGTTGAAAATGGTGAGTTTAGCGAAGAGTTTCACTGGAAAGACGTTATAATACAAAGTGTGCGTTTAACAAAAATGGAAAATAACGAAATTGTAACATATTTTATTTGGCGAGTAAGTTACGCAATTCGCGGAATTGCAGCGGAAGACTGGAATTATTACACTGGTGTAGTTGCATTTAGAAATGGAATAAAAGTTGCTTCATATTTTGAATTTTTAGGTAGTTTATATTATACTATTCCCACTCCATATTCGCCATTTTACATGATGGGGGCTGGTGTTGTCAAACAAATTTTACAACCTAATAATGTTGTTACCTACAATATTGCTTTTGGTGGGTTAGAGTTGAATAACGATTATTATGTTTCAAAAAAAGTAGTTTATCTTTCAGCTTTAGTTGACGAAAATGGAACAGTTATCTCTCACATATACCACGAATCGGATTTCAGCGATTATTCTCCCTATTCTATTTGTTTAGGATATTTGACAAACGATATTTTGCTTAATCATTTTGGTTCAATATCTGGAGATAATGCGTTTTCATTCTGGGGTTTAAGGCCACAAAGAAGTGATGGTTCTATGTTGTTTGGCGAACGCGATTACATTAATCAATACACTTTCTCACATGAAAACATAAATTACATGTGGCTGGACTGGAATTATTCTGGTGTTGCATATATAAATGGTAAAAGATATTTGACAACAGCTAAAGGTAACGATATAAGTGTGTGGTATTATCCGGACGTGAATGATGCACCAACATTTAAATTAAATATTAATGTTGATAATCATAAAGAACAGCTGTATATAGCTTATGTAGTTCCTTTAATAATTAATTCAACACACGTAAAAGTTTTAGTGGGCGAAAAATTGCCTTTTCAAACGGTGGTTACAAACACGCAAACTAGTGTAAATACTAATATTTTCACGTTTACAAACAATATTCCATCCGATTTCATTTTCAGCTCTAATCTTTTTATTGTAGTGTTAATTTTGGGCATTTTTGTTTTCATGTTTTACAAAATTGGCGGAAGCGTTGGAGCATTCTTGGGTTTAGGTTTAGCTTTAGCAGTGTTATACACCTTAAACCTTATACCACTTTTTATTCTGATATTAGGTATTTTAGGTATAGCGGTGTTATTGTTTAGAAGCGGAGGTAGTGTATCATGAATAAGCTTGTAGTTTTTCCACTCATGTTCTTGTTTTTATTAAATGTCATGTTTTATGATATCACAAATGCACGATATAGCGGAGAGATTAGGAATTCACAATTAAGCGATAAAGCTTTTGTTTTCGGCTCGTTTACATTATCTTCAACATCATTCGTTTTCATATTTCTTTCGGCAATTGTAATCGTAGCCGTAATATCAAGTATCAACATTTTAGGAAGCGGTTTACAGAGCGCGAGTATTATAACAGCGTTAAAAGTTGGCGCATATATTATTCTTTTCGGTATTCTTTCGGTTCAGCCTCTACAATTGTTTTTCATTTCAACTGGAATAAACGAGTTAAACAAATTGCTAATAGCGATATGGCTGGGTTTAGGAATTTTCTATGCGATTGGAGTGGTATCTGAAATAAGTTACAGTGGTGTTTGAAAATGGACGCATTAACTTTACTAATTTGCTTGATTTTTAACATATTCCTATTTTTTATCAGTTTGAAAGTTGAAGGCGGATTGTTTAATCTTATGGGATTATTTTTTAACATTTTTTGGGCTGTAAATTTAGCGTTAACAACAGATATACCTTTTACGGTTATTCTTATACCTCTAATCTTTACTTTCATGAATATCGTTTTAATCGTTAAAAAGGTGGTGTAAATGTTGTTTAATTTTTTAGACTTAATAGTTTATAGTTCTACAATAGTATTTTCTACACTATTAGCTTTAACGTGGTATATAAAGGAGAAGTGGAAAGCAAAAATTTTTATACTAAAAAAAGACGATAACAAATATTTTTTCATAAAACGTAAACAAATTTACACTGTAAAGGAGAATATAAGTTATGCGAACAGAAGCTATATTTTAAGCAAACCCACCTATTACGAAAAAGGAAAACCAATTTATGTGTTTGAATATGATAATATTTATCCACTTTCGTTTAACGAGTTAAAAGAGGATAAAAATTTAGCATCAAAAACTGATATGATATTAGCAAAACATGTTATAACACAGTTAATTTCGTTCACAAAAGGCAATATTGGAATAGCTTTTGTAATCATAATGTTAATATGCGGTTTACTTGGCGGATATCTTTTAGGACAAATATTACCTATTACTCAACACACTTCAACTAATGCAACAGCTGTAACAACAGTTACAAAAACAATTTTACCACCATAAAGGTGAAAAATTTTGGTTTTAGACATTTTTGAAAACGTTGACGAGGACGTTATAAAATTTTTGAAAGACTTTTTAGCAACAGATAAAAACATCAGCTTGAAAACCGAGTTAAATAATGTTGAAGCTATAACATTATTAGAAGTTTTAGCGGACTATTATAGTGATATTGACGTGGTCAAAAGTATTTTACAAAAATTCATATTATATTATAAAATTAATATGGTAAGCTATAAGAGGCAAAGTAGAAAAGAGTTTGTTGAAATATTGAAGAGCCAAAAAGAAGAGGTTGAGAAAAGCAAATTAGATAAGATTTTAGGTGTTTGAAAATGATTATCGGTATTTTTGGGGAGATGGGGAGTGGTAAAACACTGTTATTAACCATTTTAGGCAAATATGCTCACGATATGGGTTACAAAATTTATAGCAACTATAAAGTCAATTTTGAATATACACCAGTTGACATTTTTCAATTATTAGATATGAATTTAGAAAATTGTGTTCTACTTTTGGATGAAGCATATAATTATCTTGACGCACGTTTATCGCAAACACAAATTAACACTTTGCTTTCGCACTTGGTTTTTCAAACACGTAAACGTAATGTTCATCTTTTGTTTACAGCCCAGCTTTTAAGAAGTGTTGACGTTCGCTTAAGAAATCTACTTAACTTGATTATTGTTGCTCAAAAAGTGAATAAAGGTTTTAAATACACGGTTTTTAAGGATACAAAAGTTTTCAGCCTATACTTGAAGGAAAAAGACGCTAAAAAATTTTACAGCCTATATAACACCTATGAAGTAATAGAAGACGAAATATTTAAAATGAAAAAAGAAAAACTAAAACTTGATATTGAAAAATTAAAAGAAAAATTGAAAAAAGAAAAAGAGGAGTTAAAGATATAGCTTTAGTATTTCCTCTTTAAACTTTTGTAAAACTCTCTCCATTAGCATAATTTCTTTTTCGTTATCGTTCTTTTTGATAACCTTTATCATTTTTAGTGAAAGTGAAAGAAGAGCTGTTAATACACTAATACATGCGCTTTCGGAAAATGCTTGATAAATAAAATTATCCACTTCAGTGTAAATTTCTTTTGTTTCTTTTTCAATATCTGAACTACTTTTATTCACCATTTTTATCCGCCTCCACCATTTCGTTCAATTTTTCGCACAATTTTTTTGTTTTTGAAGCTATATTTTGTGCTTCTGTTACTAATAAGTTTATCAACTGATATAATTTCCAGTGGTCTATTTCGTTATTAAAAATGTATTCTTCCGTTGAAAAATTTGTTAAAATGTAATTAAAAGGTGCAATTGGTTGAATATATACTTTTAACGTATTATTTGAAAATTCCACGTTTACATCAATTAAGTTACTATATTTAACAAAACGTTTTATCTCTCTCTTGATGTTTTCTTCAATATTGTCAATTTTAACAAGCATTTTATTCCACCTTTTGTGTAAATATATAGCCACAATTGTTGCACTTATATCTTTGAACATTTCCGCGTATTTTCATGAACACTTTCCCATATTTTACAATTTTTTCCGAACCACATTTAGGACAATAAAAGTATATTTTTGTTTTCATTTATAACACCTTTTCTATTGCTATAATCTTTACGCCAATAAGCTCGGATAAGTCAATCGGTGCATCTTCACATCTTTTAACGTATTGTTTGAATATCCAAAATGTTTGGTAATCTTTTTTAGGTAAAAATATTCCATATACTTCGTTGTCTTCAGTGTAAAAGACAACCCAGTTTTCTTTATCTTCTCCGTAGAAAACTATTTTTTCCACCATTTACTCCACCTCTACAACCCAAACTGTTATCAATAAATCGTTGAGTGTTCTGTAAAATGATATAAATTCTATTTCGTATATTCCATGTTTTACGATAAAATTAGCTAATGATATTTCACTCGCTTTGAAGGTAAAGGAATAACCATCAGAACGTCTTTGTGCATCATAAAGAGCTTTTGCAAATTCTTTGTAGTCTATTGAGAAAGCTAATATTTGTTTTAGCACTTTTGTTGCAGTTTTTTTGTCAAGCTTTTCTTTTTCTTTTTGCACCACATTTAAAGAAAACCCCAGTGGTGCGTTGGGTTGAGAGTGATTAACCCCACTCTCAAGGGTTTTTGTTTGATTTATTTTTGAGCTGTTCATTTGCTCAACCAACCAACCAACATATATATAAATATATCGTTACACCGCTTCATATCAGTGGAAACACCTCTATTTCCACTGGAAATTTTAGTTTAAGGTGCGGTGGACGATTTTTGATGCTATATATTATTAATAATATTGTTATTAAAAACATTAAACCTATTATTGCTATAAAATTATAGACCAAAATTTTCGGAAAAGGAATTTTGTTTATGCTAAATAAAAAGTTTGTTAAAATTATTTGAGTTAATTGCCCAAGAAAAAATATTAAAAATATTATGAGCCATAAGCTTAACGTTTTCTCCTCTTTCTCTTTTTGTGGCATGGCATAATTTTTTTAATTTTTAGTTA